TAAAACAATGGTGCAGTTTGATGTTTATTCAGCCGATGACCAATGTTTGATTGAAGCTGGCAGAGCAATACTAAAGAAAGCGAGTGAGAAATGAAAGTAAAAAGTATTATTGAACATTTAGAAAATGCAAAGGAAATTGCAGATTTTATAAATCCATTTGTTGAATCAGGAAAATCACTTGTATCACATACAGTGGATGAACTTGCAAGAATAGAAGGATTAGAAAAGTTAATTGTTAATTTTTCAGTAAGAATATCTGAGCTTGAAACTGCTTTAGACATTCAAAGAAATAAAACAGAGTCAGCATTTGCGGCTGGGGTTCGCCATGCTTATAAAAAGAAAGCGAGTGAGAAATGAACGCATACGAATTAGCAGAACAAGCTGAAGGATTGGCTTATGAAATACCAGCAGATTGGTCTAGTGGCGAACCTAAAAATGTTGCTACTGATATTGCAGATATGCTACGCCAACAAGCAGACCGCATAACGGAGTTGGAAAAACTTGTGTCGGACATGATTTATGAAAAGTCTAGTGGGGTTTATGACAGACCACAAACAAACTCCGAGCCACAAAAAGTAACCCTTTATATTTACAACAATGCTAGGGACGGCAAGACATGGATAGACGAACACCAAAATGAAATGCTTTACCCTGAGTGGAAATACATGGGGAAAATAGAGGTATTGAAGTGAACATCTTAACGATCGACTTCGAAACTTATTACGCAGTGGACTTCTCGTTGACCAAGTTGACGACTGAGGAGTATGTGCGTGATGATCGCTTCGAGGTGATAGGCGTAGCCGTTCAAGTTGATTTGAACGAGCCCGAGTGGTTCAGTGGCACACGGGAAGAGACCAAGGCTTGGTTAGAACAGTTTGACTGGGACAACAGCTTCGCATTAGCCCACAACGCTATGTTCGACTCCGCAATACTAAGCTGGCACTTTGGAATTAAACCAAAAGCGTGGTTTGACACACTAGCCATGGCTCGTGCAACAGATGGTATTGGGGCTGGCAATAGTCTTGCCAAGTTAGCAGAACGCTATGGTGCGGGTAGAAAAGGCACAGAAGTTGTTGATGCAAAAGGACTACGCAGAGCCGACTTTGGTGAGGCTCAGTTGCAAAGATATGGCGAATACTGCAAGAACGATGTCAGTCTTACACACTTCATATTTCAGGTGATGCTACCTCGGTTTAGCCTTCATGAGTTGAAGTTGATTGACCTGACACTCAAGATGTTCTACGACCCCGTGTTGTTCTTAAACACACCACTGCTTGAGCAACACTTAATGCAAGTCAAAGCCCGCAAGGACAAACTACTTGCTGCTTGTGTAGCAGACAAAGATACATTGATGAGTAATCCCAAGTTAGCTGAGTTGTTGATTAGCCTTGGGGTTGAGCCACCAATGAAGATAAGTCCCGCCAACGGAAAGGAAACCTATGCTTTTGCAAAGAATGACGAAGGCTTTAAGGAACTTGCAGAGCACCCTGACGAGCGTGTACAGGCGATTGTTGCTGCTCGCTTGGGCACGAAGTCTACCCTTGAAGAAACACGAACAGAGCGATTTATTAGCATTTCTAAGCGTGGGCGGATGCCTGTCCCACTGCGATATTATGCGGCGCATACCGGAAGATGGGGCGGTGACGATAAACTTAACCTTCAGAACCTCCCGAGGAAATCGCTTCTCAAGGAGGCAATAGTCGCTCCTGATGGGCATGTGTTGATTGATGCCGACTCGTCACAGATTGAAGCCCGTACGGTTGCGTGGTTATCGGGACAGAATGACTTAGTGCAAGCCTTTGAGGACAAACAAGATGTATACAAGATCATGGCTTCTTCTATCTACGGAAAGACGCAAAGCGAAATCACAGATGGCGAGCGGTTCGTGGGTAAGACGACAATCCTCGGTGCGGGGTATGGCATGGGTGCTACCAAGTTTGGGTTACAACTCAAAACTTTTGGAGTGGAAATTGAGGATGCGGAGGCGGCTCGGATTATACAAGTCTATCGTGATACATACCCCTACATCCCTAGACTTTGGAAGGAAGCTAATAGTTCCCTTGATGCGCTCAGAACTGGGAAGACTGCGCAAGTTGGGTGCCAGCCGCAAGCACTTGCCCTTACGGAACATGGTTTTCTACTCCCAAGCGGGTTGTATTTGAACTACCCTGACTTGCAAAAAGACGACGAAGAACAGTATTCGTATGCAAGCCGACGGGGTCGTATAAAAATTTATGGTGGTAAGGTAATTGAGAACGTGTGCCAAGCATTGGCTCGGTGTATTATCGGAGAGCAGATGCTACGCATATCAAAGCGGTATCGTGTAGCATTGACGGTGCATGATGCCGTCATGGCAGTAGTGCCTGAGACACAGGCAAAAGAAGCATTGTTGTATATCAATGAGTGTATGCGTTGGCGACCCTCTTGGGCTACCACTTTGCCTCTTGCTTGTGAATTGGGTATGGGCAAAAGCTACGGGGATTGCAGTAAAAAGCAATCTATTGAGAAATGGAACGTTTAATGGAAGACAAAGTGGACTACAGCGGGTTTTATTTACATGCTATGCAAGAGATAAAGATGGCGCACGATGCCCTAGTTGCTCGTGATTTTAAGAGTGCCTATGACCACTGCATGAACGCTCAAGCTGAGATTAAGTTAATGAGCGGCGCAGTCAGAACTTGGATACCTGTGGAGGATGAATGAACAAAGAACCTTGCTTAACTACTAGCGAAGTCAATCAAACAATAGGACTTACGTTGACAAGTAAATTTATTATTGAGAAGTTAAAAGTTGAGCCTGTGCACTACACAAGCACAAGCTATCTTTGGGGAGATGTTGATGAGATTCGTGTCAGATTGGCTAAATATTTAGTTGATTCGGTAGGTAAGCGTGCCTAATTTTACTTGGTCATACTCCTCGCTTGGCTTGTTCCAGCAGTGCCCCAAAAAGTATTATCACTTACGGGTTGCGAAGGATATTGTCGAGCCTGAGACCGAGCACTTAACCTACGGCAAGATGGTGCATGAAGCGGCTGAGAAACACATCAGAGATGGAGAACCCGTACCAGAAAAATTCTCATTCCTTACACCAGTATTGGATGTGCTTAAAGGCATCCCCGGCCAAAAGCATTGTGAATACAAAATGGGTTTAACCGAGAACCTAGAGCCATGTGGCTTCTTTGATAAAGACGTATGGTTCAGAGGTGTAGCTGACTTGGTTATCGTTAACGATACTTTGGCGCATATCGTCGATTACAAGACAGGCAAGAGCAGTCAGTATGCCGACACCAAGCAGCTTGAACTTATGGCACTATGTGTATTCAAACACTTCCCAAATGTGGAACGGGTCAAGGCGGGACTAGCGTTTGTGGTTAGCGAAGACTTCGTGCGAGCCCATTATATTAAATACGATTCGTCAGAGAAATGGCTTGCTTGGGTTCAGGAAACCGACAAACTAGCGGCAGCCCATGAGAACAATATATGGAACGCAAAGCCGAACTTCACTTGCAAAAAGTTCTGCCCAGTAAAAGACTGTGAACACAATGGAAAAGGACACTACAGATGATTGGTGATGATGATTTAAGAGACTGCTTTGCGATGTTTGCAATGCTTGGATGGGCGATGAATGGGGACTACACCAAAGAAGAAATACCCCGTATGTCTTATGACTTAGCCGACGCTATGATGGAAGCACGACTTAAAAGAGAACCCGAAATTGGGATTGTTGCAGTCAAATCAAGGAGAAGAAAATGAAAAAGCTAGTCGCAGTATTCGCAGTATTCTTTAGTATTGGATATGCAGTAGCCCAGGTGGGCCCATGTGAAATCATAACTATTGTCGATAAGAACGGCAAGATAACTAACTGTACGGTATGCGGCACAATCGTAAATTGCATGTAATCGAGATACTTGACGAGGCTTTACGGTTACTGCCCAAACCCACATACTACATACCCAAGTTTGAGGATCATTACTTTGAACATGTACCTAATTTACGACGAAAACAAAGAACTGATGCGAAAGTTCTCAAGGCGAGAAGAAGCAAACCAAATCGTAAATACGAAAACTGGGTGGACATACAAACTATTACGTTGCAAGAAGAAACCGATTGATTTATCACAACTGGGCGATGCCCCTTTTTAGGAGAAGTAGATGTTAGAAAACGTAGAGGCAATAGAAGCAAAGAAACCAGCCATTTTATTTGTAGCAACCCCAATGTATGGTGGTTTGTGTGTTGGCGGATACACCATGGGTATTTTGAACTGTACCCAAGAGTTTATGAAACATAATATTAAGATGTACTACTCGTACATGATGAACGAATCCCTGATTACCCGTGCCCGTAATGGCTTGGCTTATGACTTCTTGAGCACCCCTGACGCAACTCACCTCATGTTTATTGATGCAGACATTACGTTTAATCCAGCCGACATCGTGCGGATGATCCAGGCAGACAAGGACATCATCTGTGGTTTATACCCCAAGAAGGAGATCAACTGGCAGTTAGTATCCGATGCGGTTAAAAGCGGTGTGGATTACAAAGACTTACCCGCATACACTGGTTCGTTCGTGGTGAACTTAGTGGGCGGCGCAACCGAAACTACTGGCAACATCAATGAGCCGATGGAGATCGACAACGGCGGTACAGGCTTTATGCTGATTAAGCGTGAGGTATTTCTGGCGCTCAAAGACAAAGTGCCGACCTACACTAACGACATGATTCTTATCGTAGACAAAAACCCTGTAAAGAAAATTATCCATGAGTTTTTTGCTACAAGTATCGACGAACAATCCAACCGTTTGTTATCGGAGGATTATCACTTCTGCAAATTGGCTAGACAGAATGGTTTTAAGGTATATGCGGCGCCTTGGGCACAATTAACCCATAGTGGAACCTACAACTTTAGCGGTCAATTACCGAGGTCATAATGCTACCAAACTGTGAACTTGTTAATTGCTTTGGCAATCAATACCTTGTGTTCAAGGGCAACGATTTAATCTCTAATGCCGTCAAACAACAGGGCTACGAAGTCGAAGTCTTTGCCCTATCCCATAAGATATTGGAAAAACACAAGGATGGGGTGGTGCTGGATATTGGTGCTAACATGGGTACATTCTCGATACCTTTAGCTAAAGCAAACCCTCGCCTGACTTTTCATGCTTTTGAACCCCAGAGGATTGTGTATTACCAACTATGTGCCAATACCTTCATCAACGGACTAGATAATCTTCACTGCCACAACTTTGGCATGTCTAATAAACGTGATCGGTTTGAAATAGTAGTTCCTGACTATGCTAACGAAACTAACATTGGTGCTTTTAGTGTCGATGAAGAAACCCGTAAGAACGACTATGAGTGCAAAACTGAGGGTGAAAAAGAAACGATGGTGATATTCCCACTAGACGATGGACAACATGCAAACGTGCGGTTAATTAAGGTTGATGTCGAAGGACATGAATTAGAGGTCATCAAGGGCGGTATTGGGACTATTAAATACAACAAGTACCCACCCATCATCTTTGAAGCATGGAATTGGAAGCCATGGTTTGAGCCCAAACGCAAAGAGCTGTTTACCCACTTAAAAAACCTAGGTTACGAAATCACCGAAGGTGGCAACAACAACCTTGCTCAACACCCTGACCATGGAGAACTTATTAAATGATTGAGCCAATTCCATTTGGTGGGTGGATTGACGTCGACGACGAAGCTAAGACCAGAGATACAGTAGAAAAGCTACTAAAAGATATGCTTGGCGATGACCCACAAAGCGACATAAAATATGTGGTATTAACTGATGGTTCAGTTTATTTTTTTCGTAAAGAAGGAGACCGCTATGCCATATGTGAACAAACCCCGCCCTTACAAGAAGGAATATGAACAATATGATGGTACGCCGGCGGTTAAGAAGAAACGGGCGCAACGTAACAAAGCTCGTCGAATTATGGAAAAAGCTGGGCTTGTCCACAAAGGCGATGGGAAAGATGTTGACCACAAAGTCCCTCTATCTAAAGGCGGAAAAACGGTACGTAGTAATCTTGCGGTTAAGACTGCGGAGAATAACCGATCGTATGCAAGAAACCCAGACCACTCGGTAAAAACTAAAAATGGAAATCGTAAATAACAAAGCAATAGTAATTACTACAAGACGACCACATCTTGTAACCGAGTGCATCCCCAAGAGCGAAGTGATTGAAACCAATGGTGACTTACATAAAGTTGCCGTTCGGTGGGGTTTAGAAGAAGCACAAGCATTATCAAAACTAAAGATTAAAAACGTACCTTCTCCAATACAAAGAGATTACAAGTGGCCTGGGTTATTCAAACCTATGTCACACCAAAAAGACACTGCTAATTTTTTAACGCTTAATAAACGTGCGTTTTGTTTTAATGAGCAGGGTACTGGCAAAACAGCCTCGGCTATATGGGCAGCAGATTATCTGATGGAAACCAAGCGTGTGTATCGTGCGCTTATTATTTGCCCCCTATCTATCATGCAATCTGCATGGCAAGCCGACTTATTTAAATTTGCAATGCACCGCAAGGTCGGTGTTGCGTACGGCGACAGAGATAAAAGAAAAGCAATTATTGAAAGTGATGCACAGTTTGTAATCATTAATTACGATGGCGTTGATATTGTTGCCGACGAGATTGCTAAACAGAATTTTGATCTCATCATTGTTGACGAGGCTAATGCTTACAAGACTATAACCACCAAGCGTTGGAAGACCCTTAATCGCATCCTGACCCCCCGTACATGGTTATGGATGATGACTGGTACACCAGCAGCACAAAGCCCAACAGATGCTTTTGGTTTAGCTAAGATGGCTGTGCCTGATAACGTGCCTAGATTCTTTGGGGCTTTCCGTGACCAGACTATGGTACAGATTACCAAGTTTAAATGGCTACCCAAACCTGACTCAGACCGCACTGTATTTAATGCACTGCAACCAGCAATTCGCTTTAGAAAAGAAGACTGCTTAGATCTACCGGAGGTGACACATGTTTTTCGGGACGCCCCCCTTACTGCGCAACAGGCGAAATACTACAAAACGCTCAGAGACGAGTTCCTTATGGCAGCGGATGGCGAAGAAGTTAGCGCCGTTAATGCAGCGGTTAAGATCAACAAGCTCTTACAAATTTCAGGTGGAGCCGTCTATTCTGATACCGGTGCTGTCGTTGAGTTCGATGTTAGTAATCGCCTACGTGTTATTGAAGAGGTAATTGAAGAAGCCAGTCATAAGGTGCTTGTCTTTGTACCGTTTACTCATACAATAGAATTACTCAGGGAGCATTTGAGAGGGGCAGGTATTACCTGTGAAGTTATCAATGGGCAGGTTCCCGTCAACAAGCGCACCGAGATATTTAAAAGATTCCAAGAGCAGGCCGATCCTAAAGTGCTTCTCATACAACCTCAAGCTGCTGCACACGGAGTCACACTAACTGCTGCCGATACAATCATTTGGTACGCTCCAGTAACATCCATAGAGACTTACTTGCAAGCTAATGCACGTATTGATCGTCAAGGGCAAAAGAACGCTATGACTATCGTACACATTAAGGGTAGTCCCGTAGAGACTAAGCTGTATCATATGTTGCAAAATAAATTAGATGTACATACAAAAATAATTGATCTGTACCGACAAGAAGTTGACGATAAACAGTTGACAGAGTAAAGTTGTAGTTGTAGTATTAATTAACGGGCTTAGACCCGATATTGACAAGGAAACGAAAATGAATGATGCCGAAGCGGTAGTACAACCCGTCGCCGATATGGACAAACTGGTCAAGATTTATATCAAGATACGTGACGCCCGTGACCAATTACGTCGTGAATTAGAAGAGAAAGAAGCTGACCTCAATGAGCAGTTGTCTCTGATTGAACAAGAGATACTTGAAATTTGCAAAGTAACGAATGCCGACAGCATCAAGACTAAGCATGGTCTTGCAATGCGCACGGTTAAATCCCGGTTCTGGACTAATGACTGGGAGAAGTTCTACGAATTTTTACACGAGCACAAAGCACCTGATTTGCTCGAGAAACGTATTCATCAATCCAATATGAAACAGTTTTTGGAAGAGAATCCGGACTTGCATCCCGCCGGTTTAAATGTGGATCGCACATACGCTATTACTGTAAGGAGAAGCAAATGAGTAACGTCGCCCTTTTTAATAATCAATTACCTGACTACCTGAAGGAAGTCGAGCTTGATGATGTAACCAAAGCCCTAGCGGGTGGTGGCTCACAAGTTAAGCGTATTGCGCTTGGCAATAACAAATTCGTGCTTAAAGTCGACGGCACAGAAGTGTCTAAGACCAATACCGATAAACTAGAAGTTGTTATTGTTAACGCTTCCAAACATATCTCACGTACCTTCTATGCAAAAGCATGGGATCCAAAAGCAGATGCGGCTCCGCCTGACTGCTGGTCTAACGATGGCGAGAAACCCGACCCATCTATTAAGAACCCACAAAGTGCTACATGTATGGGATGTCCGCAAGATATTAATGGTTCAGGTCAAGGCAATACCAAAGCATGTCGGAAGAACCGCCGTATTGCAGTAGCGCTAGCGGGTGACTTAGGTGGCGACGTCTATCAAATGACTCTCCAGTCCAAGTCAATCTTTTATGACATGAAAGACCCTGGTGACTTAGAGCACATGCCATTTAACCAGTATGCTAAGTATGTTGGCTCGCAAGGCTACAACTTAAACAGCTTGGTTACTGAGATGCGCTTTGATGAAGACTCAACTGTCGGTAAGTTGTTCTTTAGGCCAGTGCGTTTTTTAGAGAAGCACGAATGGGAGCAAGCTAAGAAACTTGGCGAAACCCCAGCAGCAAGAAATGCTATAACCATGACGGTTGCACAAG